ACTTCCTTTAGCCTGATTACACTCCCAACATGAGGGAACAAGGTTTGATGTAAGGTCTTCACCACCAAAGCAGCGAGGACGTACGTGATCAAGTGTAAGTTCATGTAATTCATAATGTTTTCCACAGTAGACACATTGACAATTAAAATGTTCCTTAATGGCGCGTCTCCAAAGACGCTTTGCTTCGGGACTTGTCATCGTTATTAGGTTGTGGAGATAGTGATCAGGGGACGGAAGTAGCGGTGTCATTTCCGAGATCGGTTTCTAGCTCGATTTTTTGAGGCTTTTTCAAGGAATGTTGAACCATCTTTCTTGTGTGATACATCTTTACCGTCACCATTACCATAGGTGCCACGTTTTCTGTTTTCACGATTAAGTTCAACACGTTTTTGGATTTGCATTGATTGACGATTGTAAGCGGCTTGTTGTTTAAGACGCTTCTTTCGTGCTTCTGGGTTGTCTTTGTAGTATTTAGAGGTACGACTTGCCATAAAGCCTCTTCTGTACAAGTTCAGGGTCTACTTTAGGTAGTACATTGGCTAATTTATCAAGAGGGTTACCATCATAAGCAACGCCACTAATATCATTTTTAGCTAACCAATCACAAGCCGCTTTAAGTTCTTGAGCAGTAGCTTCACCGCTCTTGATTCGCTTGAGGAATTCAGTAGTAACGAGGTTATGTAACTCGTTAAACATGTCCTCAGTCGCCTTATTCTTAGCCATGTCTAAGAGCTATTTGATCTAGTTTGTTTTCAATGCGGATCATGTGATCCTCCATCTTTTGAAGAGCAGCAGATAGCTCTTGCTTCTGTACGTAGTTTTCAGCTACACGGAGTTCTACTTTATCTACACGACTATCAACATCGCTAATCTTGCTATGAAGACGGTTATGTACAGAGATGATGGCAGTAAGGAGAGCAATACCTGCTGCTGCAGCTGCTTCAATCATGTTGCTCCATCAATCGAATCAACTTCTGTGCATAGACAGGATCAGTTGCATAACCTTCTTTCTTCAGGAGGTATGCACAATCTTCACGAGAGGTGGCTCGATTAACGCCTTTGTAGCCTTTGTAGTCCTTATACCACTGAGTAACAAGGTGCTCTACACAGTCGTACGGAGTAGCGAAATCTTTGAAGGAAGCTTTGATGGTAACAGGACCATAACCATAATCTTCCCAGGTAGTCTTTACAGTACCACTACCTTTAATACCAAAGTAGTTATTCTTACCGCTTAATGCAGTACCAAATGCACTCTCTAGAGCCCATTGTGCAGCTACTACTTCTGGGAACTTAGCACCTGCAGCACGTGCAGCAGCTTCAATACCTTCCCAGGTATTATCAAATTGTTGAGGAGCTACCGGAGTAGGTGTACGCCAGATCTTTACCCACTCTGCATCACCAGACAAGCCATAAGACCCTAGAAGACGTTCTAGAGCCTCAATGGCTTGCTTTTGATGAGGTAACCCCTTGTAGTTTTTAATAACGTCAAGGAGTTTGATGCTCATTTGAAAGTATCCTTAATGCTTTGGATTTTGTCATCCTCAGTGCGGTGAGGCTTGATTGCCTCTACACCACGCAGCAGGACTTGAACAATGCTGTTTTCACGCAGCTTAGAAGCACCGATGATCTCGGAGCCAATAAAAAGAGCGAAGAATGCAAGTGCCTCATAGGACACTTTAATACCAAGGATAGTAATCATGATGCAAAGACTCGGTAAGGTGTATTAGGTTCAGGGTTAATAACGTATGCTGCAAATTCTTGAGGAATAGTAAGTGCAGCAAAGTTAACGTGCCAACCATCAACAAGTGTAGGAGGAGTAATCTCTTCACCAGTCTCTTGGTTGTAAACACCATCGTCGTTATAGATCACACCAATTACATCACATGCGTAATCATGGGTGTAAAATGCTGACCACTGTTCCTGAATCTCAGGTTCCTCTTCAGTTCCAACATTAACTAGGTTAAGAAGACCAAAAGCTTCTGCAGCTTGTTTCCAAGTGTCTTCATCAGTAAAGCGGAGATAATAAGTATTCATCATTGTGCAACTCCATTAAGAGTAATAGTCCAGCCACGGGACTTAAGATTAGTGACAGCAGTAGAGATGTTAGGTGTACCGGAACCAGCGTTATAATCAATGGTGATGTCTACACCAGAGGCAGGAGCGGATTGACCGGAGGTGTCGATACTGTTAAGGATGTTTTCGACGGATGTGGCGGTGAGTGAAGAGCAACCTAACCAAGTGTTGACAAAGCAATCATTGGCAGGAGTACCAGTCCAAGAATCGAAGAAGTTGGAGGGGAAACTAGTGAGACTGGAGCAGTTTTGCCAAGCTTGGTTGAAGGTTGTTCCACTAGACGTATCAATCAACGGGAAGCTAGTAAGGCTGGAGCAGTTGTACCAGGCTAAAGTGAAGTTTGTTCCACTAGAAGTATCAAGCAACGGGAAACTAGTGAGACTGAAGCAGGAGCGCCAGGCGGAATTAAAGTTAGTCCCACTAGACGTATCAATTAATGGGAAGCTAGTGAGGCTGGAGCACAAGTACCAAGCATAGGCAAAGTTAGTCCCACTAGAAGTGTCAATCAATGGGAAGCTAGTGAGGCTGGAGCAACCACGCCAAGTAGTATTAAAGTTAGTCCCACTAGACGTATCAATTAACGGGAAGCTAGTAAGGCTGTTGCAGTTGTACCATGCACTGCTAAAGCTAGTCCCACTAGACGTGTCAATTAATGGGAAGCTAGTAAGGCTGTTGCAGTTGTACCAGGCGTTTTGGAAGTTAGTCCCACTAGAAGTATTAATTAACGGGAAGCTTGTAAGGCTGGAGCAGGTTGTCCAAGCACTACTAAAGTTTGTCCCACTAGAAGTATCAATTAATGGGAAGCTTGTGAGGCTGGAGCAGGTTGTCCAAGTACCATTAAAGTTAGTTCCACTTGAAGTATCAATCAACGGGAAGCTTGTGAGACTGTTGCAGCCGTACCAAGCATTGACAAAGTTAGTCCCACTAGACGTATCAATTAACGGGAAGCTAGTAAGGCTGGAGCAGTTGCGCCAAGCAGATTGAAAGCTAATCCCACTAGAAGTATCAATTAATGGGAAGCTAGTAAGGCTGGTGCAGTTAAGCCAGGCGCTGGTAAAATCAATCCCACTAGAAGTATCAATTAACGGGAAGCTTGTAAGGCTAGAGCATTCTTGCCAAGCATTGAGAAAGTTAATTATACTAGACGTATCAACTGTTGCATCAAACGCTTTAAGAGAGCTGCATCCATAAAAAGCGTTAGTAGCATTTAGTTTCATACTTTCTGGAGCTGGACCAACCGCCACTACCTTTGTATCGTGACTTGCATTGTTACTGATGGATGGGCGGAAATAAGTCCCACTATCCAACCTAAACCCAATCTCGTGATACGTCTTACCATCAGTAAATGTATGATCACTAGTCGTCAAAGTCTCAACCGTTCCATCACCCCAGTCAACCGTTACCTGTCCATCAGTGGTAAAGTTAGGAAGACCGAAACTACCACCAGTTACACGCCATCTCCAAAACTCATCAGTTTGTCCAGCAAGACTACGGATAATTGGTTGAGTTAGTTCATCGGGGAATACTGTTGTACGTTTAGCGTACGGTCCAACAATATTTAGTGTGTTAGAACCACCAGCCACACCAAACGGTTGGTTAATGATGGTGTAATCATCAACATCGTAATAACCAGTGCTGGGTACAGTTACAATGTCCGCCGTCCGTTGTACTTGAGAACTGGTGGAGATATCAGCAGCACGGGTGACGGTAGAACCTGCGGTGGGGATGTAGGAGGTGGCGTAGGGGGATTCTTCCACCTGGAATCCCCAAGTGTAATTAGTTGATTGCTCAGTATCTATGCGACATCCAGATCCAAAAGTTCCAGGCCCAGTTGCAGTAAAAGTGAACCTAAACCAACCATTTGGATACTCAGTCCTTACCCCGTTTGAGTAGTTCCCTGTCGGTGCGAAGTTTCCAGTCAGAGGGCATTGGACACTACCTAAGAAAGTGCCTGATTGCCACACCTGGAGCACATGTGTCGAAGTGTCTCCAGCTCTTTGCTTGATGAAAACACTTACGGCAACAGAGGAGGATGTCCCTGTCCCTGCAAACACACAGAGGCGTTCTGCTCCCGCTGGCAGATAATAGACAGTGCCAGTGTTACCAGCAGGATCCACGATGGCAGGGTCTAATGTAGCCGCTCCATTGAACCATGTCGTACTTAAATCCTCGCTTTGAGTGATAAGGTTCGTCCCACTTCCCTCCAACAACAGCCCAGCACTTATAAAGTTACCATTCTCATCAGGGAAATAAGCATTATCACGTGCTACATCAATAGCAGCAGTTTGGATAATACCGTTAGCGTCGTAGTACGTGGCAGTAGAGGCGCGACTGGTGAAGGTTGCAGGGGTTGGAATGTAGGAGGTTGGGAAGGATCCTGCTTCTAGTTGGGCTCCCCAGATGTAGATGCCAGATGTGCCGTCGCCGGAAAAGCTCACATTCCATGTTCCCCCGTCCATTGGACGGAGTTGGAATGATCTATTTGTACTTGTGGTTCCGACACCGCTAATCCTGTACCAACCATTTCCATAACTAACTATGCTTGCATTTGATACAGCAGATCCAACAGTCGAAAAAGTGCCACTTGCCAAGTCTGCAACTAATACAACATTTGGCTGCGCGGCCAAGGAAAGACCTATAAAACTGTACCCAGCAGCTTTGGCAAAAAATGAAAAAGCGTATGTGCCAGCGGGATTGGTTGTGCTTTTTTGAAATTGATGTCCGGCAGTAAGTGCGGTAGAGGGAACAAGTTTTAGTGCTGTAAATGTACCGTCTGGGCTTAGTGCCGAATCAGGAATAGCAGTAACTTCAGAAGTAGTCCAGCCAGAAGAAAACTCCTCTGAATAAGTAACCAAATTCGTCCTCCCCTCCTCCACCAACAATCCAAGACTCTCATTCGTCACTGGATCATGGTCAAATCGT